GACACCTTAGATTTAAGATGCCGCAGGGACCATGTTTTATATGATACTTGGGCAGCTGAAGGCTATATCAATGTAACCGATGGAAATGTTATTGATTATAGGTTTGTTCAGGATTTTATTGAACGTACCTGTGAAAAATATCATGTGCTTGAAATCGCATATGACCGTTGGAATGCTACTATGCTAGTCCAGAACCTTATAGATGAAGGACTAACTATGATTCCGTATGGTCAAGGTTACAAAGATATGTCGCATGCCGCGAAACAATTATACAAACTATTAATGGAAGGTCAGGTTGTTCATGGCGGTAATCCCGTACTTAGATGGATGGCTACTAATGTTGTTATGGAACAAGATCCTGCCGGTAATATTAAACCTACGAAGGCCAAGTCAATCGAGAAAATTGATGGAATCGTTGCACTCATAATGGCTATGGGTAGAGCTACGGTACATGCTACTACAACGAGTGTATATGACGAACGAGGTATAACAATTATTTAGGGTTTATGCTTCTGAATTGAAGCGAACTAGAATACAAAGTATTCAGAATTTGGAAGAATCGGATATGCATAATCATCAAGATAATGTGTCTCCGGTTTTCGATAGGTAAGTTGATATGAGTCATGTGCACATATTTGATGTATGGCATTTGCTAATGAACCAGCTTTTCCATGCTCGTGGTAATCGTGATCGCCATGATGGCTATGTAAAATTTTACATTTGCTTGTGGGCTCGTACTGGGAATGTAGCTTCCAGTAATGACGCGAGTTGCGAGATTGGATAACGATGGTCGTTGGACTCAAGTCGTGAATAATAAAATACTTACGGTTAATGCTTTTCAATTCTTTTGATGTAAACAAATAAATACTCCTTTCTCTGTGTTAGTAGTCATCAAAAGAATGGGAAATATGCCAGAAACTGGCTGATTAGATAATAGAATGTATAACTCTTTACCTGGATATTAACAGAGATACTGAATAAGAGTCAATATAAATTTGGAGGTGCTTATGGGAATAAGAAGTTTATTTGGATTTTCACAGGCTAGAGATAAGCCTAAAGATATGGCAGCAGGTTCAGGATATTCGTTTTTATTTGGAAGGTCTACTTCCGGGAAAACAGTAAATGAAAATACTGCAATGCAAACAACTGCAGTATATGCCTGCGTAAGGATTTTGTCAGAAGCAATAGCTTCACTTCCGCTACATGTTTATAAATACACCGATAACGGTGGTAAAGAGCTGGTGCATAGTCATCCGCTCTATTTTTTACTTCATGACGAGCCTAACCCTGAGATGACAAGCTTCATTTTTAGAGAGACTTTAATGAGCCACCTTCTGTTATGGGGTAATGCCTATGCTCAGATTATTCGTGATGGCGCTGGTAGGGTGCTGGGGTTATATCCTCTGCTTCCAAATAAGATAGCTGTTGAACGAAATGAAAAAGGTGAAATTTATTACGTGTATTCAAGAAGCTCTGATGAGAACCCTAACTTCAAAGGATATGGTGACGTAATTCTTAAGGCTGAGGATGTGCTTCATATCCCGGGCCTTGGATTTGATGGCCTTATTGGTTATAGCCCAATTGCAATGGCAAAGAATGCAGTTGGTATGACGATTGCCTGTGAAGAATATGGTGCTACCTTCTTTGCAAATGGTGCTAACCCCGGTGGTGTACTTGAACACCCAGGTGTACTTAAGGATCCTGCAAAGGTAAGGGAATCTTGGAACTCTGTATATCGAGGTTCAGGTAATGCTCATAAGATAGCGGTACTTGAGGAAGGCATGAAATATCAGCAAATCGGTATTCCACCTGAAGAGGCTCAGTTCCTTGAGACTAGGCGCTTCCAGCTAAATGAAATAGCGAGGTTATACAGAATACCCCCTCACATGATTGGGGAACTTGAACGAGCTACCTTCTCTAATATTGAGAACCAGTCAATTGAATTTGTTAAGTATACTTTGGATCCTTGGGTTATAAGACTTGAGCAGAGCTTATCAAAGGCATTGCTCTTGCCGGGTGAAAAAGGAACCTACTTTATAAAGTTCAACTTAGATGGTTTGCTTCGAGGTGATTATAAATCTCGTATGGAGGGATATAGCATCGGGCGAGTCAATGGCTGGTTATCTGCTAACGATATAAGAGAAATGGAAAACATGAATCCAATCTCTGATGAGGAAGGCGGTAACCTGTATCTGGTTAATGGCTCTGTTACAAAACTTCAGGATGCAGGTGCTTTTGCGAAAGATACTGTACAAGATACTAATGGAAAGCGAGGTAAGCCAAAATGAATAAGTTTTGGAATTTTGCTGAGGGCGACTCCGGCGGGAGGACGCTCTTTTTAAATGGTGAAATCAGTGATGAAAGCTGGTATGGCGATGAAGTGACTCCTGGTCTTTTTAAGGATGAACTTACTGCTGGTGAAGGTGATATCACTGTATGGATCAATAGCCCTGGCGGTGATGTTTTTGCAGCTGCTCAGATCTATAACATGCTCAAAGATTATAGCGGAAAAGTTACAGTTCGTATTGATAGCTTAGCCGCATCTGCAGCTTCTGTTATAGCAATGGCAGGTGATGAAGTATACATGAGTCCAGTTGCTATGATGATGATTCATAATCCATCAACGGTGGCCTTTGGTGAAGCAAGGGATATGGAAAAAGCAATCACAATGCTTAATGAAGTAAAGGAAAGTATCCTGAATGCTTATGAAGCCAAGACGCATCTTAGTAGAGCTAAGCTTGCACACCTTATGGATGATGAAAGTTGGTTTAATGCCAAGAAAGCTGTGGAGCTCGGTTTTGCAGATCACATTCTTTTTGAGAATGCAGAGCCTACACCTAATTTAGAAACTGAAGAACCTACGGATAGAAAGCCAGTTGATGCGCTGAATATTCCGCTAGGTTCTTTTTGTTTTAGTAGAAAAACCTGTGAAAATTCATTCCTTAGCAAAGTTAAGGATTCGCAGGATGCAAACACTATTCCAGTTGACCAGCTTAAAAAGCGACTGGGATTAATCAAACACTAATGGAGGTATAAACATGAGTCAGATTTTACAGCTCAAAGAACAGCGTGCTAAAGCTTGGGACGCTGCAAAGAAGTTCCTTGATGAGAAGTCAAAGAACGGTAACTTTGTATCCGGTGAGGATGCAGCAACATATGACAAGATGGAGGCAGACGTAGTTGCTCTTGGTGAACAGATTGATAGACTCGAGCGTCAGACACTTATTGATGCAGAGCTTGCAAAGGCATCTTCACAGCCTATTACGAATAAGCCTTCTGCTCTTACTGGTGAAGTAAAAACTGGTAGAGCTACAGATGAATACAAGAGAGCTTTCTGGGATGGAATGAGAAATAAACTCTCTTACGAAGTACAGAATGCACTTCAGGTTGGTACCGATTCAGAAGGTGGATATCTTGTACCTGATGAATATGAAAAAACTCTTGTACAGGGACTTGAAGACGAAGTGTTCTTCAGAAAACTTGCAACTGTAATCAGAACATCATCTGGTGATAGAAAGATTCCTATTGTTACTTCTAAGGGTACTGCCGCATGGGTTGATGAGGAAGGTGCTATTCCTGAATCAGATGATGCATTTGGCCAGACTTCTATTGCAGCGTATAAGCTTGCAACAATGATTAAGGTGTCAGATGAACTTCTTAATGACTCTGCATTCAATATTGAAAGCTACATCGCTAAGGAATTCGCTAGACGTATCGGCACTAAGGAGGAGGAAGCATTCTTTATTGGAGATGGTTCTGGCAAGCCTACTGGTATTTTCAATGCTACAGGTGGTGCAGAAACAGGTGTAACAGTTGCGACAGCTAATATCACATTTGATGATATTATGGATCTTTTCTATAGCTTACGTGCACCTTATCGTAACAATGCTACATGGATCCTTAATGATTCTACTGTTAAGGCAATCAGAAAGCTCAAGGACGCTAATGGTAATTATTTATGGCAGCCTTCTATCAAGGATGGTGAACCTGATAAGATCTTGAATCGTCCTTATAGAACTAGCATTTATGCTCCTGAGCTTGCAGCAGGAAAACGTGCTATCGCATTCGGTGATTTCTCATATTACTGGATTGCAGATCGCCAGGGAAGAAGCTTCAAGAGACTCAATGAGTTATATGCGCCTACCTCGCAAACTGGCTTCTTAGCATCAGAAAGAATTGATGGAAAATTGATCCTTCCTGAAGCTGTTAAGACCTTGGACATTAAGGCAAAGACAACATCTTAATTATGTGGGCCTGCGTTAATAGCGTAGGCCCTATTTTGGAGGTTTACATGATTTCACTTGAAGATGCAAAAAAGTACCTAAGGGTAGATTCTTCTGATGAAGATGCATTAATCGAAAATATGATAGCTGCTTCTGAAAAGCTGGTGTGTGATGTACTTAGGGTAAGTGAGGATGATGAATTACTTGCAAATCCAATATGTTATATCGCTAAGCAGTATGCAATTGCATATATGTACGAGCATCGTGAGGAAGCTAATCATGATGAGCTTATAAAGACTCTTAGAAGCATTTTGTCAGGCATACGTCTGGAGGTGTTCTAATGCATATTTCAGGAATGAATGTAAGGATAACCTTCCAGCAGAATAAAACGGTCGTTGACGATATTGGTAATCATGTAGATGAATGGACTGATTATTTTTCTTGTTATGCCACCTGCAGCAATAAGTATGGTGATGAAGAAGAAAAAACTGGCCAGACAGTTGTTAAAGAGCGTATGGATTTTACAGTACGCTTCTCATCAGAAACAGCTGCCATAACACCACAGGATTTCCGTATTGTATTTGGAAATCGCATCTACAATATTACCGCTGTCGATGACATGGGATTTAAGCATCATAGCCTTAAGATGCATGGCGAGAAGGAGCGCGAGGAATATGTCAAATGTGATTAAGCCTAGTGAACTTTCAAAAGTCATTGATAAAGAGTTTCAGGAATATGTCGAACTTACCACTAAGGATATGAAGGATATCGTCACTACTGTTAGTGATCATGTTAAAGAAGAAATACAGCAAAAGGCTCCGGTAGATACTGGTAAGTATAAAAAGAGCTGGGCAGTTACAAAGACGAAGGATTCATCTTTAGAGCTTGTAATGACTGTACATTCAAAGACACGATATCGCCTTACTCATCTACTTGAGAATGGCCACGCTAAAAGAAATGGTGGTAGGACTAAGGCTATTCCGCATATAGCTCCTGCTGAGGCAACTGCTGAAAAAGAGTTAAAAGCCGCTGTTGAAAGGAGTCTAAAATGAGCAACAAAGACAATGTGATTCAGATGCTTAAGGCTATCGGTGTTCCTTATGCATATGATCATTTTTCAGAAAAAGAAGCTGTGAAGCCACCTTTTATTGTGTATAGGTATCCAAGCTCGGATAACTTTGTGGCAGACGCCAGAGTGTATTTTAAGATTGATGCCCTGCACATAGAACTTTACACCGATAAGAAGAACCCAGACCTTGAGGAACGTGTCGAAGAAAACCTCAATCGTTATGGGTTTATTTATTTTAAGCACGAAGTATGGATTGATACTGAAAAAATGTATCAAGTCCTTTATGAAACGGAGGTATAAAAATGGCTGGTAAGAATAAGGTCAAGTTTAATATCTGCAACGTTCATTATGCTCCCCTTACTCAGAATGCAAGTGGTGAATATAGCTGGGATACACCGGTTCCTATGCCGGGTGCTGTTTCATTATCACTTGATCCACAGGGTGAGCCTGAAAGTTTCTATGCAGATGGTATTGAGTACTATGTTATTAATAACAACCAGGGTTACGATGGTGACCTTGAACTTGCTATGATTCCTGAGAGCTTCAGAACTGATATCCTCATGGAAAAGGCTGATAACAATAATGTACTCGTTGAAAACTCTAACTCTGAAACTGGTAAGTTTGCACTGTTATTCCAGTTTGATGGTGATGCTAAGGGTGTCAGACATGTATTTTATAACTGCTCTGCAGCAAGACCTAATATCGAAGGTAAGACTACCGAAGATGGTCGTGAAGTACAGACTGAAACCATCACTATTAAGGCTCGTCCTCTTGCAAGTGGATATGTTAAGGCCAAGACTGGTGATAACACTAAGGCTGCTGTATTCAATAACTGGTATAAGAACGTTTATCTTCCTGATGCACCTGCAACTGATGAAGATGGCGAGACTCAGGGTTAATGGAGGGTTCTTAGATGGGTGTCACAAGAAATATTGTGATAGATGATAAGGAGGTGGCGTTCAAAGCGAGCGCCGCTATCCCTCGAATCTATCGATTAAAATTCCAAAGAGATATTTATAAGGACATTTCACTTTTGGAAAAAAGCATCTCTGCCAGTGATGAAGAGGCAAGTACACTGGATTCCTTCTCACTTGAAATGTTCGAAAATATAGCCTTTATTATGGCTAAGCATGCAGATCCTACAATTCCGGATACGGTTGAGGATTGGCTTGATGAATTTAACACTTTCTCTATTTATCAGGTATTACCAGAGCTCATTGAACTTTGGGGTATGAATATAAAAACTGATGTAGAGGCTAAAAAAAACTTCGCGCGACAGAGCGTGAAATGACAACGCCATTATTCCTGCTTCGCTGTCTTCAGGTCGGTCTCTCATTACAGGATCTTGACCTTTTGACAGTGGGCATGGTTAATGACATATTCGTTGAAAACATGAATGATGATTACGATTATAAACAAATCGCTACTCAGGAAGATTTTGATAAGTTCTAGCGATTGATGATTTGGCACGTGCCTTCGGGTAGGTGTCTTTTTATTTGTTTAAGGAAGGAGGGCTCTATGGCAGCGAGTCGAATCCAAGGTATCACAATTGAGATCGGTGGAGATACAACGAAGCTCTCTACAGCCCTTAGATCAGTCAACAGTGAAATTAAAAGTACCCAGTCAGCACTTAATGATGTAAATAGACTTCTTAAGCTGGATCCGGGGAATACAGAACTTCTAACACAGAAGCATAAATTATTAGCGCAGGCCATATCTGAGACTAAAGAAAAATTAGCTCAGCTTAAGGAAGCTGCGCAGCAGGCAAATGAAAAGCTTGCAAATGGTGAAATAACACAAGCTCAGTATGATGCTCTTCAAAGAGAAATTGTTGCTACTGAAGAAAAGCTACAGTCACTTGAAACTCAAGCTGATAAATCTGCAGTGGCCCTTCAGAAATTAGCTGCTACTGGTGAAAATATGAAGCAGCTTGGTGACAAGATCTCTGGTGTAGGTACAACGCTTACTAAAACAGTTACAACGCCTGTACTCGGTCTTGGAACCGTAGCAGTAAAAACAGCTGCTGATTTTGATTCTGCTATGGCACAGGTACAGGCTGTATCAGGTGCCACAGGTGATGATTTTGAAGCCTTACGTGAAAAGGCTAGAGAAATGGGTAGTAAGACAAAGTTCTCTGCTACTGAGGCAGCTGAAGCAATGAACTATATGGCTATGGCTGGTTGGAAAACCGGCGATATGCTTGATGGTATTGAAGGTATTATG